GAAGACATTAATTCAATCTCCAAAAGGGGGGTTTAACCAAAGCATAAAAAAGCAAAATAAATGAGAGCAAAGTCATTGAAAACAAAAGAACTTCAAGGTACATTGATACCTTCCCGTATCAAATCCTTTTCTGGTAGCCCAGTCGGCAAGTCGCTGCTGAAACTGAACGAGGACGAGGTAAAGATTTATGAGAAATTAAAAGACCATCTCCAAGCCCACAAGGCAAGCAAGGACGTTGATGACATTTTTTTGAGCATTGCTACGCGTGCCATTGGTCATCTACTTTACAATGCCGAGGTTCTTGCAGTTGCCGGTGCAGTTATGGTGCATCCAAACGGTGCAAGGCAAGTTTCTGCAGAATGGACTGCATTTAAGCAATCTATGGATATGTTTTTGGAGATTAGCAAGAGTTTAGGACTTGATCCGGGCAGCCGTTTAAAATTGGACTACTTTAGAGATAGTAACGAAGATGAGGATGACGAGATAGCTAAACTTTTAAAAATGAACTAATGAAACAAGGCATTATTGAAACATTGACCTTTATCATCGTAATGAGTATAATGGTCACAGGTTTAGCCGTTCCTTTTTACTACTTATGGAATTGGTTGTTTGTAAAATTCTTTTGGTTTGATTTTATTGATTACTTAGAGGCAGTTGGCTTTGTTAGCTTTCTTTTTTTATTTAGATTTATTGCCATAGAAATTAAAACACCTAAATGAAATTTATTGAGGATGTTGTTTCGGGGCGATTAATATTAGGCAACTATGCAAGGCTTGCAGTTGAAAGACATTTAAACGATTTACAGGTTAACGATTGGGAGTATGTGTTTTCAGAGGAGAAGGCAACCAGGGCTTTCTCCTTTATTTCCGCACTCCGCCACACCAAGGGCGAGTTTGCCGGGCAGCGTTTTAACATCCAACCATTCCAAGAGTTTTTTATTAAAGTATTATTTGGATGGCAGAAAAAGACTGGTGGCAGACGATTCCGCAAGGCTTACCTTGAGATAGCAAGGAAGAACGGCAAAACGGAGTTAGCAGCTGCGATTGCAGTTTACTGTTTCCTGTTAGACAATGAAACGGGAGCGGAGGTGTATACTGCTGCAACGACAAGGGATCAAGCAAGGATAGCTTTTGATACGGCAAAAGTATTTTTAAAGAATTTAAAGAATGATTCTAAGACATTTAACAAGTTGGTTAATGTTTTAAAATATAACTGCAATGTACCTACGACAAATACTAAATTTGAATCGGTTAGTGCCGATGCTGATACCTTAGATGGTCTTAATCCACATTGTGCTATTATTGACGAATATCACGCGCATAAGACAAGCGATGTACTTGAAGTTATGGAAACAGGCATGGGATCAAGATTGCAACCATTACTTCTAATAACAACTACTGCTGGGTTTAATAGAGAATCTCCCTGCTATATGTACAGGAAGGTAATGGTTGACATTTTGGAGAAAAGAAAAATAGATGAGTCTGTTTTTCCGTTATTATTTTGTCTTGATGAAGGCGATGACTGGCAAGATAAAAATAATTGGACTAAAAGCAATCCTAACCTTGGTGTTACTCCGTACATGGACTACATGGACAATCAATACCAAAAGGCATTAAACGAAGGAGCAGCAAAGCAAATACAATTCATGACAAAGAATTTAAACGTATGGACAAGCACCTCCTCCGTTTGGATTTCGCAGTCTTACATTGATGCAACCAGGTTATTTATTGATGATGCTACGCTGTATAATAAGAAATGCTTTGCTGGCTTAGACCTTGCCTCAACGCGTGACATCTGCGCACTTGTACTTTGTTTTCCGGTGCAAGAAGGTTTATCTAAACCACATATAAAATCTTATTACTTTTGCCCAGAGGACAATGTGAGAGAAAGATCTCTTAGTGATGGTGTACCTTATTTGCAATGGCAGCAAGATGGACATCTAACTATGACAGATGGTAACGTAACTGATTACGATTACATAAAGAATAAAGTAATAGAAATAACGGCTAAGTATAAAATAGAATGTATTTGTTTTGATAGATGGAATGCCAGTCAACTTGTTATCCAGTTGACAAACGATGGGGCAACCATGAAACCATTTGGGCAAGGCTTTATTTCTATGTCTGCTCCAACCAAGGAGGTAGAAAAGTTGTTTTTATCTAATGAAATTACGCACGATGGCAATCCAGTATTAGAGTGGATGATGAGCAATGTTATTTTAAGACTTGATCCTGCTGGCAACATAAAGATAGATAAAGCTAAAAGCACAGAAAAGGTGGATGGAGCGGTAGCGATGGTTATGGCCTACGCACAAATTATGCAAGGAGATAGACCAACGATATATGAGGGCAAGGAAAGGGAAGGAGGATTATTAATGTTATAAAATGTACCTAATTAAAATAAAAACCTTTTAATTATGGAAAAGTTAATGGCAAAGCACGAGTACGCTCAACAGGTTAGACAAATTAATTCAACATCCGGATATTTTCATAGATTCTATGAGTTATCTGGAGAATGCCGTACACATCAAGAGGCATGGCAGAAATTGGAGGAGGAAAGGGAGGACTTTGGTCTTGATGAGAAATATAAGACATACGAAAGTTTTCGTAAAGCTAAAAGCAATTACATGGTAATGCGATTTGTTTAACTTGTTACTTAAAGTACATGACTTCATATTAATCTGGTTTATATTTGCCGCATGGGATTAATTAACACCATGCGGACTTTTTTTTCTAATACTCGCGCAAGTATAGAAAATCCAAGTACACCTATCAACGGTGATACATTAGGCGCATTGTTTCAAAGAGGATCTGCAGCTGGTGTAGCGGTAGATGAATATTCTATTATTGGTCTTCCTGCATTTTACCGTGCTACTCAAATACTTGGCGGTGTCATTGCCTCTTTACCTTTTGATATAATTGAAAAAGGAGTTGATGAGAGCATAAGAATAGCAAAAGAGCATCCTAATTATAAGATAGTTAGTCGTGAGCCTTCACAGTTTTATACAGCTCACACCTTTTATAAAACATTAGTGCTTCACTATTTGAGCCATGGTGTATTTTACGCTGCTATTAACAGAAATGCAAATAGCCAAAGGATTACAAGTCTTTTAATACTTGATCCGGTGCATATGGAAAGCTATTACAATACACGAGGTGAGTTATTGTTTAGGAACAAAAAAACAAATAAGAAATACAGTTACGATAACATTATCCATATTCCAAATCTTACATGGAATGGTATTGATGGTTTTGTTATGCCGGACCTTCATAGAGATAACTATGGCTTAGCTTTAGCCAATAGAAATTACGGTGCTAACTTTTATAAGAATGGCGCACACTTGAATGGAGTGCTAAAGCATCCTGGCAAGTTAACCAATGAGGCATACGACAGATTAAAGTCATCTTTCAATCGTGCTTTTGGTGGAAGTCAAAACGCTGGAGGTACTGCCATCTTAGAGGAAGGTATGGACTTTCAGAAAGTAGGACTTAATCCTGCTGATGCAGCATTTAATGAAACTAAGAAGGCTACCATTGCTGACATTGCTCGCATAACTGGTGTGCCAGGTGTTTTATTGGAAGATATGGATAAGGCTACATTTAGCAACATGGAGCAGTTGTCCCAAATGTTTGTTAACTATACCATTATGCCATTATGCGAAACAATAGAGGCAGAGTTTAATCGTAAGATATTTTTTGAGGCAGAAAAGTACACTTATTGTACACGTTTTAATCTTGATGGATTACTCCGTGGAGATGTGGTTGCGAGATCTTCCTACTATACTACTATGAGAAATATCTTAGCAATGTCACCTAATGAAATAAGGATTAAGGAAAATATGAATCCTTATCCAGGTGGAGATAGTTACGAATTGCCTTTAGCTTCTAATATAAAAATAGAACCTACAACTGATGCCGTACAGTAACTATCCACAGTCAGCAACAAATGCCGCAAAGAAAGCATTGCAACATAGAGAAGATAATGGTAGCCAGTGTGGTACAAGTGTAGGCTGGACAAGGGCAAGGCAGTTAAGTGGAAGAGAAGCATTAAGTGACGATGAGGTAATAAGGACATATAGTTTTTTAAGTAGAGCCAAGGTATATGACCAAGGCAAATATTTTGATGAGAATGATAATGAGATATGCGGTTCAATCATGTATGACGCTTGGGGTGGCTCAACGATGTTGCCCTGGGCAGAAAGAACAGCTAATAAAATAATGGACGAAAGGTCAAAAGAAGAAACAATGGAAAAGAGAAGTATAAATTATGAGTTTAGGGCTATGCCAGAATCTCGCACAATCGTAGGCACTGCTACGGTGTTTAATTCTGCCTACGATATGGGTTGGTATGATGAAGAGATGAGCCAAGATGTATTTACTAACTCCGACATGAGCGATGTAGTGGCACTATTTAATCATGATGCTAACATGGTTTTGGCAAGGACTAAATCTGGTACATTAAAATTAAATCTTACGGGTAATGCTTTGGAATATTCATTTGAGGCACCAAACACTACTTTAGGTAATGATCTTTTAGAAATGGTTAAACGTGGTGATGTTTATCAATCATCATTTGCTTTTAGTGTTGAGGCAGAAGACTGGCAAGAAAGGGAAGGCATGAAACCAAAGAGAGTGATAAGAGGCATAAAGAAAGTATATGATGTTTCACCGGTAACATATCCAGCTAATCCAGATACAATGGTTGCCAAGCGCAGCTATGAGCAGATAGCAGGAAAGGTAGATGAAGAATTACAAAGTGTTATTGACATATCAGTAAAATCTGAAATTAATATACAGAACGAATTACGCAGGAATGCCCTGCACTTATTAAATTTAAAAACAAAATAATGACTGCAAAGGAATTAAGAGAAAAGCGGGCTTCCGATTACGCAATAATGGAAGACCTACAAAAAAGAGCCGCAGCCGAAGGTAGATTAATGTCTGCTGACGAATCCGCACAATGGGATAAAGCAGACGGTTCTTTTAAAAGTTATACAGACCAAATTTCACGTTTAGAAAGATGGAATGAAATCAACTCCGAGTCAAGAGGAGTTAGTGTTATTGAAGACACACTTGCTGCATTGCCAACTGACAAAAGAGAGATTGTAAAGTCTCCAGAGTATCACTCTGCGTTCATGAAGGCGATTGCTAAGAGAGAGTTGAATAACAAAGAAAGTAACTTGCTTCGTGAAATGCGTGGTACTGCTACTATTACAACTGCCGAGACTGGCTTGGCTGGTGGTTATGTTATTCCTTACCAATTCTCAAACGAGTTGGAAAGAACAATGGCTTACTACGGACCAATGCTACAGGTTAGCCGTATTATAACGACTCCTCAAGCAGGTACTTTGTACTGGCCAAAGGTAAATGATACCGGAACAAGTGCTAACTGGCATACAGAAGGTGGAGCTGTGACTGTACAAGACATGACCTTTACAAGAGAGACTTTTGCAGCTCACGTTTGTAACACATTGGTGAAAGTATCTGTTGAATGGGCAAATGACGAGTTTGGTCTATTAAACAGCGAGTTACCAATTATGTTAGGTGAGCGTTTAGGTAGAGCGTTAAACACTGCATTTACTACCGGTGATGGCTCTGGTAAACCAACAGGCTTTAGAGATGTTGCACCATCCGGTGTTGAATCTGCTTCTACCGGTGCATTTACTGCTGCTAACTTGGTTGAGCTTGTTCACTCTGTTGACATTGCTTACCGTAACTCACCATCTGCTGCATTTATGATGCATGACCAGATTTTGAGTGCAGTTAGAAAGTTAAACTTAGACACTAACAACACTACTTTGTT